TCACGCGCAGCTGCGCCGGAACGATGTCGAATAATATCGCGCAGCCGGATTGGATCGCATAGGTGCGATGCAGAAGGAACCATCATGCGAAACCATGAAACTCGTGCGCAGCCAGAGCGAGGAGGACATATCAAACTCGCCTTGAGCTACCAAGGATAGGGTATTGTTCTCGAACGATAGCTTCGAGAGCATCGCCGATGCCGTGGACGTACCTGCAGCTGTGAAGCCGCTAACCCAGAGACCTTCTTCGTTCCACTGATACCACTGGAAGGTATGAGTTGCTGAAACTTGCAACTCAGCGACAAGCACCGAGGTTCCTTCGAACAGTTCATAGATTCGGGTTTTGCGATCCGTGTTGTGCTGGATTGCGACGTATCGACCGTCCGGCGAGAATGTCATCCCCCCGTTGATCGCCGATGTTGCAATACCGGGCAGTACGGTCTCCGGTAGGGCGTCTGACGCATCGATCTTCCGAATATTGCAAGCCGTCCCATTGAGGATGCCGTACCACTTTCCGTTCGGCGATACATAGACGTTACTCCCGGTAGCACGACTGGCCAGGATCGGCTCAAGGGTCAGACCATTACGACGGATGATCCTGTAGGTGCTGGAAGAACCACCAGACACACCGATAATTGTGCCATTGTAGTTGATCGTGACATCAGTGAGTGTTCCAGGATTGATGGCGGTGACAAACTTATAGACGTCACCACGGCGGCGGAACAACATCAACCTATAAGGCAGCAGCGTTGTCGAGGTAGTAGTGGAACCCACGACCAACCACTGACTGTCTCCTGAGATTGCCATAGCGTTGGCAGGCGGAAGGTTCTGACCCTCCGGTGTTGTATAGTCGACCTCTGGGAGACCTTGGAATCCAGGGTTCCCATCTTCTCGACTTTTGAAGCCAAAAAACTTGCTAGGTGATGATGAAGCGATGAGCGCGTGAAGGGTCATGCTTACGCATCCTTCGGGTAGCGGGCGTTCGCGTTGATGACCGTAGTTTCAACGTCCTTCGTGACGCTCTTAGAAGATAGGAGAACCTCTTCGGTGCCACCTGTTTCACCGACACTCGACTGCCAGAGCGCTTCACCATCACGGTTGAAGACGCGGGCGAAGGCAGCATCTCCGGTCGCGGCGGCGGGGATGTTGGCGATAGCAGCGGCGATTGCTTCCACGTAGGTCGGGTCAGCATCCGTGGCAGCATTGAACGCCGGGTTCGGAAGAACAAACTCGATCAGAAGGACCTGGTCGGTCAGGGCATCGTTCACGTTCGTTGGCGGTGTCGTACCGGCGCTGTAGATGCGCAGAACAGCGTCACCTGCAGAACCTTCGTCAACCTTGGATGTGATCGTGTCGAGGATGGAGAGAGCGAGGGTGGGAGTGATGGAGGGCATGATCGTTTCCTTTAGTTGATCAGGGAGCGCACAGTCAGCGCAAGTGTGACGAACTCGTAGTCGCCGGAGCTGGTGATCGTCAGGACGTCACCAGGGTTCAGGGTTTCTTCGGACGGGAAGTCAAAAGTGGCAGCGCCTGCATCGAAAGTGACCGAGCCAACCTCGATGTCGTTCTTCTTGAAGACGAGGGTGAGCGCAGCCGTTGCCCCGATGACAGTCATCAGTGAGCTATCCAGGGCGACCGGCAGCTTCAGCGGGCGGGCGGCGATATAGGCCCACAGGACCTCATCTGCATTAGAACCACCTGTTGCAGTGAACGAGAGGTCGTAGTTGCGGACTTCAAGCAGGTTGCTATCCATCTGTTCGAAGGTCAGCTCGCTTGCGCTTTCGCTCCGCAAAGTAATGGTCACGATTCCTTCTCCTCTAGGTAACCGGACGCGACGTAGCTCTTCGCCACGTAGCGTCGAATGAATGGGATCGGGGAGTTTTCGCCGAGAAGAAATGTCGTCATCCCTCGGAGATGTCCGAGGAAGAACTTCATGAGTAGATCACCTGGATCGACTGCTCGGTGCTGTCGAGCGCCTTACAATAGACAGACTCGCCAGCCGGGATCACGGAGATGCCTAGCTCGGGGAGCTTTTGCTGCGACAGGATGATGCCATCATTAGCATCTTCTGCGGGTGCCGCAGCGCCAAGGTAGACAAGAACACGCCCTTCCGACCGCATCTGAATGAGCTGGTTGGAAGCGCCTTCATTGATGACTGTCCACTGGTCGCCAGGGACGATATGAGCAGATGTGGGCATTGGACACCTTCTTGATTGAAGGGTTCATGATAGAATATCTGCCCTCTATGTCAAGAAATATGTCCTGCGGCTCGATCAAACATTTGATGGATGGAGGAGCGCAGAGGTCTCGAACCCCAGACCTTTGCAGGCCCCGGTTGGGTAGCAACCGCCGCCAGCCGCCTGGCTGGTTTACGCTCCTGATTGGAGACCTGAACAGGAATCGAACCTGTAAACACTCGGGTTGCAATCGAGGCCGTTGAGCCATTCCGGCATCAGGTCGTGTTGGTACCCCGTGGGAATTCCGACATCCCGGCCCTCCGGTTAAAAGCCGGACGCTCTGCCTCTGAGCTAACGAGGTGTGTTGGTCGATGCAGGGAATTTCGAAATCCCGTCCCGCTGGTTAAGAGCCAGCTGCTCTGCCTCTGAGCTATGCACCGTATTGTTCTTGCCTACGCCACACAGGGCGCTAAATTCAGCGGATGGCGATAGACCCACCCATCAGACCGTCCGATCATCCCGACCGCTTCCTGGACTGCCAGCAGGCGTTAGAGCCGCGCTTCCAGGCTTTGATCGAGGACGCCATCTCTGCCGGTTGGGGCGAAGATGAAGCGGTTCTGGCGGTCATCATGCTCGGCGACAACCATATGCTTGCCAAGCACGAGAATGCCGTCGTTGACGAGACGCTTCGCAATCTTCGCCGGTCCAAGCCGTGACCAGGATCGTCCTTCCGAATGGCGACCGCTTCGTCCCTCAGGAGTGGCATGACACCACGATCAGCACGATCCCTCGCCACAACGATGCCCTGGCAACCTGCCGGTCATGCGGCGCAGTCCGGCTAGTCCCTGAGAAGCTGGTCCGGACACCCACCAACAATATGCTGCGGATTTCCGAATTGGCCTTGAGGCTGAGGTGTTCAACCTGTGGCGCGAAGAACGCCGATCTGCAGTTTGGCTACCTGGCAGGCGACCCGCCTCCCCTGTAGCTCTGGTGAATTGGCGGAGGGTTGAGGAGTCGAACCCCTAACCTTTCGGTTCCCCTGGTTTTCAAGACCAGTTGCCAGCCTTCCTAGCGGAACCCTCCAATCTGAATTTGGTACCCGTGGAGAGACTTGAACTCCCACGCCGTGAGGCCACAGGGTCTGAGCCTGCTATGTCTGCCATTCCATCACACGGGCATGTTTGGTGGAGAAACGGGGACTTGAACCCCGGTCTTCTGCTTGCAAGGCAGTTGCTCTCCCAGTTGAGCTATATCCCCATTTCCTGCGCCCTTTCGGTCGCGTAGTCTTGGTGCGTCCTCCTGGAATCGAACCAGGTCAATCGAGGTATGTAAAACCCCAGCCTTCCCACTTGGCGAAGGACGCATATGGTTTTGGGTCAAGGATTCGAACCTCGGACATCTGCGTTCAGAGCGCAGCGTTCTACCACTGAACTAACCCAAACTTGGCTGACAGGGTGGGACTCGAACCCACAGGTGCTTTCGCCACGGGTTAACAGCCCGCTGCCTTACCATTCGGCTCACCTGCCAAAATTCTATGATCCCGTTCGGGAAGATCGCCGCAGATCGAGCCTGCTTAGGAGCCAAAACATCCCGAGCGGGAATGTTTGCAGGCGACCGGGCGTGATCTTCCCGAACGGTAATGGTGCAACAGGATGGATTCGAACCACCGACACCCTGCTCTTCAAACAGGTGCTCTACCAGGCTGAGCTACTGAAGCATCAGCGGTGCTTTGGTGATGTATCGAGGGAGAATGAGTCTCTTATCACTGCACCGCTTTGTCTCTGCGGTGCAATGCCAATCAGGGGCTGGGCACCAGAGACTTAGGAGTTTGCTACCTGCGAATTGACCGACAGGGCGCACGAAAGCGCAAACGCGGCGGAGGCCACGAAGCTCTTCGAATTTTGTTTTGCGCACTTCAACATTTCAGTCGGTCTTTCGGTACAGTGTTGGTTGCGGGAGAAGGATTTGAACCTCCGGCCTTCAGGACATGAACCTGACGAGCTACCTGGCTGCTCTATCCCGCCAATGAGAAGACACCCCCAGAAGGGGTGCCTTTAATTCTGACAGCATGGTAAGAAATTCTATCCATGATGTCAACGAAAAAATGCAGGGTCAGGCTACTTTTTTCACCTGGGCATTTGTGAAGGGCTTCTTCGCCCGCTCGCGTACTTGGTCGAAGGTGCTCTCATTTACCAGGGCGCCCCGGATGAAGCGCTGCTCCAACAGGTTGCCGGACCAGGCGTTGAGCTGCTTCTGCGGAATGACGCGGATGTTGCTCATGCCGTCATAGACAACAGCCTGGGCACCTGCCTTGGACGCCTTCGACGGATCAGTCTTGGGCTGCTTGGCGATCTCGCGCACCTCGCCCCCGACCTCGATCTCGTTGGCCTTCATGGCGAAGCGGAGGCTGTCACGATTGACCTTCTGAAGAAGGGCACCGCCCATACCGAAGACGATGTTCTCAGCTGCCCAGCCCTGCTGCTGCATGGTCGCCAAGAGACCTTCCATCTGCGGAACAGCGATGCCGTCGCCCCAGAGGATGCGGACATGATCCGGCAGGACCTTGTAGCCCTTGCTGTTGATCGTGAAGCCGAAGGCGCCGCCGAGCTTCTCCAGTGTGAACAAGACGGTCGGCACCGGCTCACCACTGTCCGGACGGATAACCACACGCCCCTGCCCTGCGCGGACCTGGACGAGGTCCTTCAGGTCGATGCAGAAGATGTTGCGGACAGCGTTCACATAGTCGTAGCTGTCGGCAACGATGGAGACGATCCCGGTCGGAAACTCCTGCATCATGTTCGCATAGGCATCGGCTTCCTGGTCCTGTCCCCAGGCCGTCATGGTCGAATGCTCGGACGCGGGTACCGAGAACGCCGGGACCGCTTCCGCATCATAGTAGCGCATCACTGCGACCAGGCCCTCGACGGTGTCTGTGCCGGAGAAGTTGATCAGGTGAGCTGCACCGCCGAGCATCGCCGATTCCTGGCTCGACACTCCACGTGCTCCGAAGTCATGCAGCATGAAGGACAGGATCGAATCGGCGTCACCGTCCGTGGTCGCATGGACGAAGTGCGCCAGGCTCTGACGGGCATGCCAGGAAAGCGTTGCCACCGTCGACGGGTACCAGATCGCACGGAGGAGAGCTGTCTCCAGGTAGCTGGTCAGCCAGAAGCACTCAGGATCGGTGTTCCAGATTTGCACCAGCGGGGTGCCCACGGGAACGACGGAGCCTTCCGGCAGCGCCTCGATCCCCACCGGCAGCAGACCATGATGCTTCTTGATGATGTGAAGCCAGCCCGCCTTGTTGAAAGGGACGCCATGCGCCTTGAAGATCGTCTCAGCTTCCAGGACGTCGGCAAGCGTGATCGCCTTCGTCAGATACTGACGGAGGAAGGCCTGCAGGCCGAAGAAGACGACGCGGTCCCAGGTGCCGCCTGGGCGGGCTTCGATGTAGCTGGTGACCTTCGTGGTGCCAGGCGGATACTGCTTGAAGTGGGAGGTCTTGTAGCTGTCGGTGGCGAGAATGATATTGTCCATCAGAATGCTCCTTTCAGGTTCAGCATGTCTTCGAGGATGAGGTAGTGGTCTTCGAACATCTGAGATTGCTGCAGCTCGCCGAACGGAACCCAGGCAGCAGCCTCGGCGTCATCGGCGCCCTGGACCTGGAACATTTCCACCTGGTCAGGGAATTCGTAATAGAAGGCATGGGTGATCGTGCGCCCGCGTGACGAGCGGTTCGGATCATCGAACACCTTGGTGCGGTCTTCCTGGATGAACCCGGCGAGCTTTGCCGGTGGGATACGTCCCAGGTGGTCGGCGATGAGGGTCTCCTCCCGCAGCTCGCGGATCGCCGATTCCTTCAGCGGCTCATCGTGGTTGATGAAGCCACCGGGCAGCGCCCAGAGACCCTTGCCGGGATAGTCGCCGCGCTTGACCAGGAGAACGTGTCCCGACTGAACGCAGACATTGTCGACGGTGACAAAAGTCGGCTTGAAGGGCGCGAGGTTCCAGCTCTGCCGGTAAGCGGAGATGTAAGCGGCATCCCGCAGGATGTCCTTGAACTCCTGGGTCCGGACGAAGCTCGACAGGAAGTCGACCGTCGCAGGTGACAACCAGCGCTCGGAGATTTCCGGCAGTGGGGTGAAGTAGCGCTCGCGGATGTCGGTCGCATTAAAGGGACCGCTGTCCGGCTGGACGTTCACCGATTCCCACTGAGGGAACATCTTGAGATAGTAGGAAGAGCCGTCCTTGGCATAGCCGATCAGACCGATGCGGCGCTTGCCGATGCCATTGAGCCGGATGTCCGTATCAGACTCGAGTACCGAGTAGACTTGACGCTGGACCTGCTCCTTCCAGCGGTTGTCCGAGGACGTGTCGCTGATCGGGCGGATGTGGAGGCGATTGGGAAAAGCATGCGACCGGAATGTGCTGTCGATAACCTCGCGGCGCTCTTCATAGGTGAAGGGATTGCGCGGCGAGCGGGCCGACGTGGCAGAGCCAACGAGGACAATGACGTTTTCAGCGCGTTCGAGCGCCTGCTCGATGACGAACTGGTGACCGACGTGAAGCGGTTGAAATCTTCCGATGAAGATCAGGTAGTCGAATTCTTTCGACACTTGGAGCACCTCCAATGTTTGATATCTGACAGACGCCCCGTCAGATTTGATGACATCAGGATAGCAAATGAGTCCCGTGAGTCAATAAATAATTCCACGGGGCAGAAAATTTTACGCCGCCGTGCCGTGCTTCTCCATGCAGTCGGGTGCGACACACTTGCCTGTATGATCCACCTGGGTCGGCCCACAGCCCTCACACAGGACGACGGCGAACAGACCGTTGGTGGTATCTTCGGGTTTGGACAGTCCGGCGAGGTCTTCCATATCCTCGCCGAACGTCTCGATTGAGCATTGCTTGCAGAAGTCAGCCATTAGAGACGACCTTCTCGATCTTGTGGACCGTCTTGCCGGTGGTGTTGATGAACACCCAACGATCCACCTCGCCCAGCTCTTCGGCAAACTTCGCCTTGGCCTGGTCGATGCAGGCAGCTCGCAGACCCTTCAGTTGGTACGAGCGGGTGACCGTTTCGCCACCGACCAGGGCGCTAACCAGGATCGTCAGCTCGTTGTTCTTCTCCAGGTCTTCACGGCGTGTGAAGCTGCCTGCCCAGCGCGACACCTTGCGGCTGTAGGGAGCACCCGTGTGGATGTTGCGATAGCTGACAGTCGTCGGGTACTCGTCCTGGCGCCCAGCTTCCAGATTCGTGAAGTCGTAAATCTCGTAGCAGTTGCCATTCTTGTGCTGCCAGACCTGACCAACAGCCAGGCCCTGCAGATCGGTGAATTCCTTCGTCATATGCGACTCCTTTATGCGTGAAGCGCGAGATTGATCGCGCTCGGCGAAAGATCAATGTACTTCTCGGTCGTCCGCATATCGCGGTGCCGAGCCAGGTTCTGTACATCCTTGATCGATGCGCCATGGTTGTTACAGGTTCGAGCCATGTTCGTGATGAAGGTCCTTCGCCCAGAGTGGGAAGAGCATCCAAAGAGGCCTGCACGAACGTAAAGGCGATAGAGATAGACCGTGACGTTGTTGACACTCATGAAGCGAACGCCCCGCTCGGTCGCATACATCAGACGGTCTTCCGGCATCGGGCCAACGACCTTCTTCAGACGCACCAAAGCATCACGAAGCTGGCTGTGCATGTAGACTTTCGTGTCAGGCCTTTTTCCCTTGGTAATGTGGTGACCTAGTTCGATCATAGCACCGGTTGGGAGCACTACGCCCTGGGCATCGACCACATCACGCCACGTCAGACGAGCAATCTCACAGGCGCGTAGACCGCACTTGTAGGAGAGCATCAACATCGCCGTATCGCGGTAGCTGGTCTTCAGCGTGGAGACGTAATCGAGCAGATGCTTAAACTGCTCCGGGGTCAGCGTCTTTGCCTTCCTGATTGCCATTTGTCGACTCCTTTTGCCTCATGGGAGCAACGAACGGATCGGTAGACGGATCGACGTGGTCCCGCATAAATTGCTCGGCGAGGCCGCGCAGCGGGAAGATCAAGGAAGATGCCTCGATCAGTTCGTCTTTGTCGTCGTATTTGAAGACCTTGAACTCGCCGACTTCAGATGGCAGGTGCTTGGGCTTCCCGATCAGTAGATGCTTCACTTCATTTCCTAACGTGTCTTATATAGATCATATTGACTGCTGACAATCACCGAATGTCAAATATTCTGACTCAACGAGTCAAAATGGTTAATCGGCGACGAAATCCTTGAGCAGAAGGTCCCAGCGCTCGTCGGCGCGGCGCTCCTGCATCACACTCACCACGGCAACACCGAAGGCCTGCATCGCGGCAGAGACGCCCATATCGAAGGTGCCCATCTCTGGGTCCTCGACCGGCTGCTCATAGAATTCGGCGACTTCGTTCAGGGCGACCACCAGCTCATGATCGGCACCTTCCAGCTGGGCGATCTGACGCAGCTGCTGGGCAAGTCCCTGGGCGGTTTCATTGTAGGCCGCTTCCCAGTCGCCCTTACGCCGGGTGGGCACATGACGCTGAGCTTCGATGGAGACCAGGAAATTCCAGAGGGCTGTATCCATGTTCATCTCCTCATTGTTGCGCGGCACATAGCTGCGGCAGTCGGCGGGTTTGTAGTTCATATACGCCTGGCGTAAGCCGGAGGGAAGCGTACCTGAGAGCGGGTGTCGGTAGCAGTTCGGCGCCTTGGGGCAGCGCTGAACGCACATTGAAATGTCGGGCATCACTTATCCAATTCTGCCAGTCGCCAGAGGTGCTCAATGATCGAGCGAGCCGTCTTATTGCTGACGGTCACCTTGCCGCTTGGATCGCGGTCGAGGGCGATCTGAATCTTCTCCCTCGTCTTCTGCAGGCTGTGGGTCTCGGTCACCAATTTCGCCTCCCTCATGTACGACGATTCCGTGGGCTGGGCAGTCAAGCGCGAACCGAACCAGTATGGTGCCATTGGGTGCAATGATCTCCCCGATCCTGTTGGTCGCACGATTGCGGCATGTGCATTCAGTTGACATTCTTTGATCCTTGCTGTCGTATTTTCTTACCGCCTGCCTCAGTGATTGTCAATAATAATGACGTAAGTAGGCAAACATGCCTCATATGATCGTTTTTCGGTTGACGGCAACGGTCAGAATATCTATCAGTGGGTCAACGAAATTCACTCAGAAGAGGAGTCATCTGATGAAAAGCAACCTTGACACCACCCGTCACGATTATGTTGGCGCCGTCCGTTCCCGCAAGCTGACCATTGAAGCCAATGGCAAGGCGTTCAAGGAACTGATCTCCGGTATCTATTCGGATAAGGCCTATGCCATTGCCCGCGAAACCATGGCGAACTGCGTGGACAGCCACGTTCAGGCCGGGACGCCGGATCGCCCGTTCGACATCAAGGTACCAACGCACCTGGAGCCTGAGTACGTGATCCGCGACTATGGTGTCTCGATGACGGACGACACGGTGTTCGAGCTTTACTCGACCCTCTTCCGCTCCACCAAGGACGATCCCAACTCCGACGAGTCGAACAAGTTCGTCGGAAAGTTCGGCCTCGGTTCGAAGTCGCCCTTCTCCTATACCGATGCCTTCCAGCTGACGGCCTTCCTCGACGGCGAGGCCCGCTACTACGACATCTCCTTCAATGGTGGCGAGCCGCAGACGTCGCTCTTCCTGGTGCAGGAAACCGACGAAGAGAATGGTATCATGATTACCTTCCCGGTCGATCCCAAGGATTGCCCCGACTTCGAACGCGCTATCGTTCGGGCCTGCGAAGGCCTGCCGGTGCTTCCAAACTTCCTCGGTCGCAAGCCACACATTCCCCAGCGCAATATCATCCGCCAGGGCGAACGCTGGAAGCTCCTCGATTCAACCGCCACCGGTCGCGCCGAGGCCAAGCAGGGCACGGTCCTCTATCCGCTCAACAAGAATGCTGTCATCGACTGCCCGCACGAGCTGCATCCCCTGTTCGAGCTGACCCTGCACCTGGAATTCCCCATCGGCGAACTGGACGTCGTCACCTCGCGTGAAGCCCTCTCCTATGATGAGGACACCTCGAAGAACATCATCCGTGGACTGGAAGCGGTGCGTGACGATCTGCGCTCCAACTCGGTCGCTTACCTCGCGGCGGCGGAGACCTACCACCAGTTCAACACTCGATTTGCCGAGCTGAAGAAGCGTTACACCGGGCACCTGTGGACCCTCCTCGCACTCGGCAATGAGACCTTCCAGGGCAAGAAGCCGGTCGATGAGTACATCCTGCGCATCGGCGACAAGAAGGTTGCCTGTGAGGTCGAGGTCACCACACTCGACGGCGAGAAGAAGATCGTCCCCTCGCAGCGCCGCGAACCTCGTTTCGGCGACCTGGAGTTTGACAACATCACCGGATACCTGACGACCTCTTATGGCACCCTGCGCCGCTTCAAGGACCAGTCCGACTATTACGACCGCCTGCGCGTCCCGGCGACCGTCGACAAGATCGTCCTGATTGTCGAGGACCAGAACATCCGCCCGCGCTACACACAGCAGCGCCTGGATATCCTGAGGGTTCAGGGGACCTGGAGAAGCAAGAACGTCGCCTGCTTCTGGGTGCGCCACACGGCTGACCCCGAGTTTGCCATCAAGCGCTTCCGTGCATGCGTCGGTCGCGCCGAGGTCGAGATCGTTCACTTGAAGGACGTTCCCTATGCCCCGGTGCGCTGGAGCGACAGCAGCGACAGCAGCGACAGCGTCTACGTTCCGGACGACTACAAGATCATCCGCAACGGCTGGTCCTCCCCGGAAGAGGGCGACGTGGCACCGGCAGCGGCCTATTACGTCCCGCTCTATAAGAATGAGGTCGAGGGCTACAGCTTGTCCACGAGCGAGCTGGTCCGGATTCGTGACCTGATGGTCCAGATCGGTGAGCCTGATCTGCCGGTGATCGGTGTACCGAAGACGCGCCGCAGCCAGATCAAGAAGAACCCTGCCTGGGTCGAGCTGCTGCCGCGAGCACGTGACGTACTGCCGGAGGTTCTCGATGTGCAGGAGCTGACCGCATACTATGTCAACCAGCAGTACCGCCCAAGCGACACCCACAAGAAGGTGGTGAAGCTGCAGGACCTCCTTGGCGAGAAGCTGTTCAACCCGCTCGTTGAAGGCACGAGCATCCCCGCGATGCTGAACGCCCTGGACGATCTGGTCATCGTGATGAATGAGTCGTCCAAGAATCCGATGGAAGTCATCCGCCTGATCCAGAAGTTCCGCGAAGGCTCGATCCCGGCGCAGGATGAGGCTATCGAAGCGGCGGGCAAGATCGTGGAGGCCTATGAGGAAGCCTCTGATCGTGTCGCCAAGGACTTCCTGCTCCTCAAGCACCTGACGATCCCGACGTTCCGGTTCCAGGACCGCGTGATCTCCTTCGAAGAGGCAAAGGAGCGCCGTCTGGCAGTCCTCCCCTTCTACGCCTGGCTCAAGACCCAGCAGCGCCTGACGCTCGATGCCAAGGGCGCGAGCACTCTCAAGGCCGCGTGATTTTTCGTGCCTGCCGGTGTCATTTTATTTGACATCGGCAGCTAATCCTGACATCAAAGGATAGAAATTCAAACAAGGAGGCAGAAATTGCTACCGCATCGTATCTCTGGCCGGTCCCTTTCAGTTCTCGTTGATGGTCGCTTTCGCACTATCACAAACCAGGCTGTCAACTTCGACACCATCGTTGATCTCCTGCGCTCTGGCACCGCGACTGAAGACGAAGTCCGCGACCTGATCGACATCCCCACCTTTATCAAAAAGGCGACGTTCGGGCGCGTCGAAGTCACCGAGGGCGAGGTCATCTTCAACGGCCTGCCGCAGACTGGCTACATGGCGGAGCGCATCCTCAAGCACCTGCATGCCGGTCTCGACATCGGCCCTTACGCCCGCTTCCTCGACAACCTGATGGACAATCCCACGCAGTACGTCCGCGAGGACCTCTTCAAGTGGGTCGAGGCTGGCGACATGCCCTTCACGGAAGACGGCTGCTTCCTGGCTTACAAGTACGTCCAGGACGACTACTACTCCGCTCACTCCGGCGCCAACGGTAAGGTCTTCCACGGCCTGGGCGAATTCGTGACAATGCCGCGCTCCGAGTGCGACCTGTCCCGCTCGTCGTGCTCGACCGGTCTGCACTTCTGCTCCTTCAAATACCTGGGGCACTATAACACCAACCGCCGCATCATCATCGTCAAGGTGCATCCGTCCAACGTCACGGCGATCCCGCCTGACTATGGTGCCCAGAAGGGCCGCTGCTGCGCCTACACCGTCGTCGGTGAGCTGCCGCAGGACCAGGTTCACGACATCCTGCGCGGTCGCCTGGTGGTCCGCTCCTTCAAGGAATTCCGCTTCGGTGAGGTCGCCCAGGGCGATGACGAACTGCTCAATGCGCAGGTGACGGTCGACAACTTCGAACGCCCGCCCGAGCCGGAAGACGACGATCAGGGCGTCGAGGAAGAGCACGAGGAGGACCTGGTCGAGGACGAAGGCGAATACGACAGCGTCTCGCCGACCGAGATCGATCCGGAAGACCTTGAGCCGGTCGTTGCACCTCCCGCCCCGGTCGAGAAGCCGGTGGTCAAGGCGAAGACCAAACCCGCCAAGAAGGGCAAGGGCAAGGTGACGTTCACGCATAACGACGTGACTTATTCGCCCAAGAAAATCCTGAAGCTGATCGAAGAGAACGGTCAGCGCGGGACGAGCAAGAAGACAGGCATCCCACGCACGACGCTCCAGTCCTGGCTCTCCATCATCAAGGGGTAAGGCGCAAGCCTTCCCCACACCCCCAGCACCCGAGGAGCAAATGCCCGTAATTCGACAGAAATTCATTCGCCGCGAAGACCTGCAGGCGAACCCTGAAACACTCTACTTGTTCGGGGATAATGACGACAGGTCTGGCTATGGTGGTCAGGCCAAGGAAATGCGCGATGAGGAGAACGCGGTCGGTGTCCGCACCAAGTGGTCGCCCTCCAACAACCCTGGCGCCTTCTTCCGCGACCGCGATGCCGAGCAGGTTTTCGGCATGATCGATGAAGACCTCGATCCGGTCATCGACCACCTTCGCCAGGGCGGCACCGTGGTCATCCCTGCAGACGGCCTCGGCACCGGACTGTCCCGTCTCCCGCAAACCTCGCCGATCATCTTCAACTATCTCGAAGAGCGGCTCGAATACCTGGAGAACCTCTGATGAGCGCACTTCTGGTCGCAATCCTTCTCAACGCCCAGGGTGAAGAAATCCGCCGCGTCGAGAAGCCGGTCATGACCTACGCGGTCTGCCGCCTCGCTGAGAAGTCGGTCACTGCCGACGTCTTCGCCCACACCTCTGATGGCAAGGTCAAGCTGAAGACCGAATGCCGCTCTGTTCGGCTTGCCGCAACCGGTCAGAAAATCTGACATCTAAGAAAGGAAAAACGACATGCAGACGATCCACTCCCCGAAGGCCTTCACTCGCGGTCGCAACAACCCGATCCGCCCGCACTCGACCTACCTCAACCGGCTGAACGCTAAGCTCCTCGAAGAGGCGCTGATCGAGCGTGACGAGTGGGACAAGATCATCGACGCGAACAAGCTGAAGGACAGCCGTGGGCAGCGCATGGCGAACCCGGTCACCGGTCACCTGCGCATCCATCCCACCAAGGGCTACCGCTTCGACCGCTTCTGATCCTCCCAACAACTGAGCGCCCTTCAGGGGCAGAGTAACTATGGAAATTGTCTCTGAGGGCGATCTGTTCGTCGCCAAGATCACATTCGCGCAGCGCGACATCTTCAAGAAGGCCGGGTGGAGTTTTCACCCGCGCCTGAAGAAGTGGACGACCAAGGACGTTCATAAGGCTGCTGACTTTTGGGAGTTCGCCAGTGGAAATGCCCGCAAGCAAATCGACGCCTACCGAGGCGGTGCCGGAGCTGTTCTTGAGGCTTCTTGGGCAACGGACTCAGATATCGAAATCCCCTCCCCGGTCGGGAAAGAGTATCTTCCATTCCAGCGAGCTGGCGTTGCTTACGCTATCGCAAAGAAGGACTGCCTTATCGCCGACCCTCCGGGACTTGGAAAGACCATCCAGGCTATCGGGACGACGAACAAGCTTTCTCGTCCCCGACGAGGACTGGTCATTTGCCCCGCCTCACTCAAAGTCAACTGGCAGCGAGAAATCGGACGATGGTCGACGCTGGGCCTTACATGCGGACTTGTCACGACTCGAGTCGAGGATCGTCTCGATGCTCGCGGCGAACCATTGCGTGGACCTTCTCCTGATGGGAAGCGGAAGGGACCCAAGCTCAAGCATACGGTTGACGTATGGCCCGACACCGACATCGTCATTATCAACAAAGAGCTGTTTGAACGACATCTCGACGCGCTCAAAAATGAGCTGTGGGACTTCATTATCATCGATGAAGCCCATGCTTTCTGTAACCCAAAGGCCAAGTCATCCCAACATATCTGGGGCTATGGCTTTGGTCGAAATCGTGTCCAGCCGATCCGAGGGCGCAAGCGCATTTTCCTCACCGGCACACCGATCACCACCAAGCCCATCAACCTTTGGCCCTTTGTCAAAGCGATGGACCCCGATGGCTTAGGCAAGAGCTGGGAAGACTACGTCTACACCTACTGCGGCGCCTATGAGGAAACGGTCGGGCGCAATCAGGACGGATCGCCGAAGACGCGGATCGTCACCGATGGTGCATCGAACCTCCTGGAGCTGAACCGCAAGCTCCGCCAGGCCTTCATGGTCCGGCGCGAGAAGACCGAGGTTCTGACCGAGCTGCCGCCCAAGCGCCGCGAGATCGTGCTGCTGCCGAGCGACGGCATCGCCAAGCAGGTCGAGCAGGAACTATCCCGCGTCCGTGCCATGCTGTCCAAGTATGAGGACATCCTGGGGATCGAAGACCCGCGCCTGGTCCTGAACGGACTGAACAAGCTCTTCCCGGAACAGATCGAGGAGAAGAGCTTCGAAGAGGTCGGCATGATGTTGACCAATGAGATGCAGGTCGCCTTCGAAGAGATGTCTGAGTACCGCAAGGCGCTCGCCATCGCCAAGGCACCCATGGTCAAGGAGCACGTCGACCGGCTGCTGGAAGCGGGCGAGAAGGTGATCCTGTTCTGCTACCACAAGGAAGTCGCCCAGTATTTCAAGAAATACTACGACAACCAGTGCGCCTTCGTCACCGGCTCGACCCCGTCAGCCAAGCGCCAGGCCCAGGTCGACATGTTCCAGGAGGACCCCGACTGCCGGGTCTTCATCGGCAACATCGCGGCAGCGGGCGTCGGCTTCACACTCACTGCGTCACACTTCGTCGTCTTCGCCGAACTGTCCTGGGTCCCTTCGGAGCTGGAGCAGGCGGAGGACCGGGCATGGCGCATCGGTCAGGATCATTGGGTTCTCGTGCAGCACCTGGTGGTCGACGGATCGCTCGACGCCCGCCTGATCGAGGTCATCATCGACCGCATGGAAACAATCTCACAAGCATTGGATGCCCGACATGTCAGAGACAAAACGCAAGCAGCGTAAGAAGAATGCGGACAAGGTGCGCTGGCTTGACCAGGGCTGGCAACCTGTCTTCATCGGATTCTGCCCAAGCCAGAAGGCGTGGGATCGAGAGATGAAACGCCTGGGCATCACGCCGCCCGAACCCTACCCGACGACGGCAGGGCGGATGACAACGTTCGACTACAAGGGATCGAAGACCGTCTGCCTGGTGACCATCCAGGATGGGTGCGAGAAGGAACACTCCCTCTCCGAAATCATCGGCTTGATCGTCCATGAGGCGATGCACGTCTGGCAGCGCATCCTGTTGGACATCGGCGAGCACGATGGTGCCAGCATGGAGCTGGAGGCTTATGCCATGCAGCAGATCGTCATGATGCTCATGAACGCCTTCGAAGAGACTCGAGGTCTGCCAAAAGCGTGACATGCAGTGTCAAAATATTTGACATCATGGGCAGAATATCTTACAAGCAAGGTTAACAAGGAGACATACCCGATGCAACTCCCCGAAAATCTGAAGAAGTATCAGGACGCCACGCCGGAGGAGAAGGATCGCCGCCTGATCCAGGGCGTGACCGGCGCTCTGTATGACGTCTTCAACTTCCAGCCTTGGATGGTCAACCTCCACGACATTGCCACGGGCCTCTCGAAGAAGTGCCGTTGGAACGGACAAATCCCTGGCGACGAAATCTTCTCTGTGGCTCAGCACTCTGTCGGCGTCTCGCGCCTGATGGGTCCGCGTCCTGAATATCGCCTGATGGGCCTGCTCCATGATGCATCCGAAGGTGTGATGGTCGATCTGATCACGCCAATGAAGCGAGAGATGCCTGACTTCGTGGCGGTCGAAGATCACGTACAGGCGGTCATCTATACCCACTTCGATCTGAGCATCACGCCGGAGATGGATCGCGCTCTCGCTACCGCCGACCGTCTGTGCCTCGAATATGAGGCCAACGAGTTCGAGCGCTGCTGGACCCACATGCAGACCGACCGGAAGTTCACCGAGGTCTTCGACATGCCGATCATGGGCTGCGCCGATTCCAAGCGCCTCTTCATCGCCGAATTCAACTCTATCGTGACAGAAATTCTTACCTCATGACAATCAATGTGACCGACCCCGCGATGGGAAACTCGGGATATGCCCGAATTGCCCATGACTACTATCCGACTCCGGAATGGATGACCGAGAACCTGGCTGATCTCTTCGAGGATCATCCGGACAGCCCCATCCATCTCGACAAGGACTGGTGGGAACCCGCCTGCGGAGAGGGACACATTGCCGAGGTCATCAAGGCGCGGTCGACCGGCACCTGCTATGCGACCGATCTGATCTATCGCGGTTACGGCAAGGGCGGTTGTGACTTCCTGAAGCAGAAGGAAGCTCCCAAGGGCGTCCAGATGATCTTCACCAACCCGCCCTACGGCGACACCGCCGAGCTGTTCATTCAGCATGCGCTGAACCTCATGAAGCCGGTCGACGGATCGGTCATCATGCTCATGCGCAATGAGTACGATTGCTCGAAGAAGCGCATGAAGTGGTTCGGCGATCACCCTGCCTACTTCGGCAAGGCCGTTGCAACGACCCGGCCCCGCTGGATCGAGGGCAGCACCGGCTCTCCCCGTCACAACTATGCTTGGTACCTCTGGGATTGGCGTTCGACCGATCAGGAGCCTCGCATCTTCTATTTCAACAAGAACTGAGGTCTCCATGGGCAAGCCCAAACATCCGGAGGTGCTCAAGCTCTCCTACGAACAGATTGTCGCGCTCCAGATGGAGCACGGGTCTCAGCGCAAGATGGCGGAGGCCTTGGGCATCCCGCGCTCGACGCTACAGAACCATCTGAAGGAGCTGAAGTCGGAACGCTTTGTGTCCCGTCGTCAGAAGGAAGCTCGCCGCATCCCGGTCACCGACAAGGTGCAGTATTTCATCGTGACCTCGGCACAGGACAACACCCTGATCCATACCGGCTTCTGGGACAACCTGAACGCCTATGCCGATCACTTGGGCGCCGAGATCATCGTCTCCGGCTTCACCTACAACAAGAGCCTGTTCGAGGACCATACGGTTATCGCCTCCAGCTTCATGCCGGAGGTGCTTCCGCACATGGAATTCAACCAGGTGCTGATCGGTGACGGTCTGACGATTTGCTGCGAGATGAACACGCTGCCGACCGCCGTGCATCCCCTGTCTGGCTTCGATACCTACACGGGTGATCGCTGGGGCGTCTTCCCACATCCCAAGGTCCACCTGAAGTCGATCCCGACCGCCAAGGGCGACCCGGCGAAGATCATCCTGACCACCGGCTCTGTGACCCTGCCGAACTACGTGCAGAAGAAGGCAGGTATCAAGGCCGAGCACCACCATGAGGTGGGCGCCGTGATCATCGAGCTGCTGCCGAACGGCAAGTTCTTCGTCCGTCACCTGTTGGCGGAAGACGATGGCTCGTTCCAGGACCTTCTGAACGTCGTAAGCGCCGGAAAGGTATCATCGGACGGCACAATCGAAGGGATCACCTGGGGTGACGTTCACTGGGAGAAGCGCAACCCGGTCATCACCTCTGCCTGCTGGGACCTCCCGGCACCGGGCGTGGTGCGCTCCTTCCCGGCGATGCTCGACTACCTCAAGCCGTCATATCAGTTCATCCACGACCTGACCGATTTCGAGTACCGCAACCACCACAACATCAAGGACCCGCACTTCCGGTTCAAGATGCATATGCGCAACACGGACTCGGTCGAAGACTCGATGAAGGGCGCTGCCATCTTCCTCAAGGACATCGAGCGTGATGGCACACTCACCGTGGTCGTTGAATCGAACCATGACCTGGCGCTGACCAAATGGCTCAAGACTGCCGACTATCGAGATGACCCGATCAATGCTGAGTTCTTCCTGCGCCTTCAGCTGCAGACGTACCAGGCAATCATGCGTGGCGATGAGCAGTACCAGGTCTTCCCGTGGGTGCTGCGCCAGTATGAGGACCTGGACGACGTCATCTTCCTGTCCCAGGACGACAGCTTCACCATTGCCGGTGACATCGAGTGTGCAATGCACGGGCATGTCGGCGCCAACGGTGCCAAGGCCTCGCCGATGGCATTTTCGCGCATGGGTAAGCGGTCGAACACGGCACACACTCACAGTGCCTCGATCTTCGACGGCAACTATTGTGCGGGCGTCTCGGCAAGCCTCGACATGGGCTACAACGTCGGTCTGTCCAGCTGGAGTGTCACCCACATCGTGACCTATCCGAGCGGCAAGCGCACCTTGGTCACTATGCACGACGACGGTCTCTACTGCGCCGCAGTGATGGACCTGGCAGCTCTCTCTGTCGCCGCCTGAGGTCAGAAATTCTGCCATGCCGACAGAAAGAAAAGCCATCGCCCTGGTCGTCGGTCACAAGGAGGCCGACGACCGCCAACACCTCGGACCACTCGTGAAGCTCCTGGTCGAGGGGCAGCTGTTCAACATGAACCCGCTGACCCGCGTCTACACCGCCGTCGTGCCCAGCAGGGGACAGAGACGCTGGTGGGAGAAGCTCCGCAGCCTCGCCGAGGACAAGCAAATTCACTCGTTGAGGTAACGCCATGAAGCTCCGTCCCGAGGGAGTCAAAATCAAGAAGAGCGGTTGGATTCAGGAACCGGCATACGGCACCCTGATCTTCGACGTCGAAACTGACGGCCTTCTTCACCAGCTGACCACCATGCACGTCCTCTCGATCCGCGAGTTCGAGACCGGCGAGCGCTGGACATTCCGCCGCAACGCCGAGGAAGATACCCTCGAAGACGGAATTGCCATGCTCGAAGACTGCCGGTCGGTCGTCGGGCACAACATCATGCAGTTCGACTTGGAAGCCATCCGCATCCTGTGGCCTGACTTCGAACTGCACCCCGACTGCGTCATCCACGACACTCTTGTCTCCTCGCGCCTGATCTTCACCGACCAGAAGGACAAGGACTTCCGCCTGTGGCGCAAGGGCAAGCTGCCCGGTCAGCTCATCGGTACCGACAAGCTTGAAGCCTGGGGCTACCGCCTGGGTCTCCAGAAGGGCGACTACGCCCAGGAGATGGAAGCTCGTGCCAAGGAACAGGGCATCACGGACAAGGAGGAAATCCGCAAGTTCGTCTGGGGCACCTGGAGCATCGAGATGGAGGAGTATTGCGATCTCGACGTTGACGTGAACACCGCGCTCTACAAGCAGATCGACCTCCTCGACTATCCGGAATTCCCCATCGACTTCGAACATGACGCTCACTCCATGGCGATCATGATCGAGGAGAACGGCTGGCCCTTCGACATCAAGCGGGCACAGGCCCTCGCAGATGAGATTGAAGCTGAAAGCGTAGAGCTGGAAGCTTTGGCGACGGAACACTTTGGCTGGTGGTTTGGTCCAGCGAAGAAGCACCAGGTCCGCTACCTCTGGGACGATCCGGAAGGCATCAACAAGAAGAAGACCTACAAGGCGCCGCGCCCTGAGTTTGGCGAGGACGACTCACGTGCGATCTGGGGCGAGGTCACCGTCCCTAAGGCGACCCGCAAGTTCAAGGAAATCTGGCGCGTGAACCCGAGAACCGGCGAGCGCTCCATGAACAACAACGTGGATGAGGGTGCGCCTTTCTGTGCCATCGAGAAGAAGGAATTCAAGCCGTCTTCCCGCCAGCACATCATCGACCGCTTCACCACCGTATACGACTGGGAACCAGTCGAATTCACCGACAAGGGCGGCGTCAAGGTCTCAGACTCGGTGTTGCGCAGCCTGATCGGACGCATCCCGATGGCGGAAGAGCTGGCGGAAGTCTTCTACCTCGCCAAGCGTCTCGGTCAGATCAAGACAGGTGCCAACTCCTGGCTGAACAAGGTCGAGGCAGATGGAGCGATCCATCACCGTCTGAACGTGGGCGGCACGATCTCGGGACGCTGCGCCCACTCGAATCCGAATATCGCGCAGGTACCAAAAGTCATCGCAGTCAAGGTGTTGGATAAGGACGGCAGCTTCAACAAGAAGGTGCTGGGTCCGGATGGCGAACCAATCTCCGACTGCTTCAATGCTGATGGCACACTCAAGAAGGAGGTAGCTCTCAAGGGTCGCTTGGGACGGCACGGTTGGGATTGCCGCCGACTGTTCTATGTCCCGAAGGGCTGGACACTCGTCGGCTGCGACTTGTCGGGCATCGAGTTCCGCTGCTTGGCATCCTTGGCAAAGCCATATGACGATGGGTTCCTGGTTGATCAGATTCTTGTCGGCGACATTCACACCGCCAACATGGAAGCTGCCGGTCTCCCTACTCGCGAGAAAGCCAAGACCTTCATTTACGCTCTTGTCTACGGCGGTGGCGATGTGAAGCTTGGATGGATTGTCGATCCCCTCGCAAGTGTCGAAGAGCAGCGGGCAATCGGCAAGCGCCTGAGGGAGCAGTTCTTCTTGAAGATGCCGGGACTGGGACAGGCGGTTAAATTCATCCAGAAACAGGCTCGCAAGGGCTTCGTTGAGGGCCTTGACGGTCGCCGCCTCATCGTCCGCGCCCAACATGCTGCATTGAACCTCCGCCTTCAATCTGATGGTGCCGTGATTGCTAAGAAATGGATGCTATTGTCGGATGACCACTTCCAGGAAGAAGGCCTGCGTCACGGCTGGGACGGTGACTATGCGTTCCTTGGGTTTATCCATGACGAACTTCAGGTCGCCGTCCGCGACGACTTGGTCGACTTTGCCAAACAGAACCTGATCGCCTCAGCTAGGGAATCTGGCGAATTCTTCAACTTCGGCATGGAGGTCGCAGCTGAAGCGAAACATGGGATCAACTGGGCACAAACGCACTAAGGGGATAGATTTTTTGACATTCCTAGAAAGAATTGTTGACCACCCCCGCAACATTTGCTATCAAATTAACCAACGGAGAAAGAAATGCAAACACCCAACGTAACCCCCGGAACAAATGAGTCTCAGGCCATGCGCCTGCCCACGCTGATGATCTCTGCGATCACCTGGGCGGTTATCGGCGGCGCTCTCTGGCTCTTCGGTGTGATTGCGATCAGCCTTGCCTGGATCGTCGGTCCCCTCGCCTACATCGTGCATCTGAATCTCTTGCAGGAGATGGTCCGCAAGATCGTCTCGGAAGAGATGGAGAAGGTTGTCGATGCCGTCGAGATGGAAATCGACAGCGACTTCGTCCCGGTCTCCTTTCAGGATGCCTCCCACCTGGAAGGCTCGCTGAACTGATGTTGTCATTCGTATTCGACACCGAGACGACCGGCGCTGCCGCGAAGAAAGACCCGTTCGACCAGGGCAACGACAAGATCATGCAGTTCTACGGCGGGCTGTATGAACACGACCTCGACAAGAACTATCTGGTCGAGCGGAAGGTGGAGGATGGGAGCACTCAACTGTTCCTCGATCTTCAGCCCATCGTGTCGTTCAACTTCCTGGTTCTGACGGACAAGGACCCGCACAAGCAGGCGGTCGCCGTCCATGGGATCACTAAGGAAAGAGCGAACCAGATCGGCATTGCGCCGGACAACCTGGCGCACCTGATCTCGGACGTGATGGACGTCGCCGACCGCTTCGTCTGCCATAACATCACCTTCGATACCCGGATGGTCAAACACCTGTTTGCCTCAGAAAATCTGGACCCGGCGCAGGTGGACGAGAAGGAACATTTTTGCACGATGGAGTATCTGAAGCCCATCATGCGGATGACCCCGAAGGTCTATGGCGACTGGAAGAACCCGAAGCTGATCGAGGCCCACCAGTACATCTTCGGGCGCGGCTTTGAAGGTGCCCATGATGCCACGGCAGACTCCAACGCATGTGCCGCGATCTACTTCGCGATCCTTGCGATGGATGGACAGAAAAACTGACATCGAGGATAGACATGACGGACAATCAAACCATCTTCGATTTCAAGGGGATGTTCCAATCCCACGTCGATGCGAACCAGAAGGTCTGGGACCATGACCGGTCCTCCACCCTCGGCGCCTCGGAGGCATTCGGTTGCCTCCGCAAGGCGTGGTTCGACAAGAAAGGTGAAGCCAATGGCTATGAGCAGGATGAGGATTTTGTGCAGGGCTGGGGTGCTGCCGAACGTGGCAACACGATGGAAGAGCACTGGGTAGTCCCGGTCCTCGAAACACGGAACCCGGAAGGCACCCGCTTCCACTTCGGATCAGGCGAAGACCAGGTCACCTACGTCTACGGTAATAACTCTGCCACGCCGGACGGCCTCTACACCGGCTGTTCGCCGGATGCGCTTTCCCTTTATGGAATCGAGGACATCGAGTCGGATTGCTTCCTGGTCGAGATCAAGTCCATCGATCCGCGTTCCAAGCTGGACGAGGAAAAGGCGATCCACCATGGGCAGGTTCAGCAGCAGCTAGGCATCATCCGGGCGATGACGGACCACAAGCCGATGTATGGCGTGATCCTCTACATCAATGCGTCCTTCTACGACGAGATCACCGTCTTCGTCGTTCGGTTCGATGAGGACTATTGGCGCTCGGCTCGCATCCGCGCCAAGCAGCTGAACGCGGCAGCGGACGCCAAGGATATCTATGCCGAAGGCATCATCATGGATGCCTGCGAATACTGCAAATGGAAGAACGCCTGCGCCATGGTCAACAAGGCGGCGGTTCCGACCAAGGAGAAGAAGAACGCCTTCACCGAGGTGCAGTTGAACGAATTGGCGGAGCTGGCTCGCGAAGAGCGCAAGATCGACGCCGAGATGAAAGCCATGAAGGAGCGCAAGGACGATCTTCGGGCCGACATGAAGGAAATGCTCGCACGTGCCCAGACCAAGAAGGCCGGTGATGAGCGATTTAAGATTTCTTGGGCGTGGCAGGATGGTCGAGAGACTGTCGACACCAAGGCGATGGAAGCCGCTGGCATCGACCTGTCACCCTTCAAGAAGAAAGGAAACGGGTTCGAGAAGATGGTGATCGCCATCACGGACTCGGACTCTGCTTAGTCAGGATAGAATTTCTGACATCGCAGGGAATTAATTCTAACACCCAACAACAGGAGATATCCATGGGTACCGCACTCGCAGCGCTCGGCGCAAAGTTCAAGGCAATCACGGAGACCGATACCAACCCCTGGCTGGAAGCCGGTGCTGAAAACTCGTTCTTCGGCGCGATCCTCAAGTTCTCGGGCAACGACGGCAAGTACAGCTTCGGCAAGAAGGACGAGGAAGAATTCCTTGATGACGGTCATGAGCTGATCGCCAACCTGATCGGTGTCCAGCATGGTCACATCTGCTGGGTCGAAGGCTCGCCCAAGGACGAGATCAACTACCTCGTCATGGAGCGTCCGAAGCTGCCGTCCATCGACACCTTGCCGGACTACGGCCCGTACAAGAAGTACCCGGACGGCTCGGAAGACGGCTGGGTCGAGCAGATCGTTCTGCAGCTCTATTCGCCGGAGCTGGACCAGGCCTTCACCGTCAAGCTCGCTGGCGGTTCGAAGCTCCGCGCCGGTCGCCAGCTCATCAGCGCCTTCGGCAAGAAGGGCGTTGGCAAGCTCGGCAAGGACGGTCTGCCGATGCTCCCGGTCATCGAGCTGGGTTCGAACAGCTTCACCCTGAAGGACAACCCGAAGGCTGGCACCAAGTATGCCCCGGTCTTCAAGATCGTGGACTTCGAAGAGCTGTCTGCATTCGCCGACATCTTCGAAGGTGACGGTGACGACGACTCCGGCGCCGAGGACGAAGGCAACTACGAGCAGGAAGCTCCCCGCACCCGCGCCGCTCCGGCCCAGGTTGAAGACAAGCGCCCGACCCGTGCTGTCAAGGAAGAGGAAGCCCCGCGCAGCCGCCGTGCTCCTGCCAAGGACCAGGACGTCGAAGACGCCGAATTCGAGGAAGTGAAGGACCAGGACGAACCCGCCCAGTCCTCGCGCCGCGCCCGCGTCGTTCATGCCGAACCGCAGGATGAAGACGAGGTGCAGGAAGAAATCACTTCCCGCCGTGCCTCCGCTCGCGGTCGCCGTGGTCGCCAGGGCTAAGCCCACCACTCTCGCCGGGACCCCCAACTTCTGGGGGTCCTCCCTCCTCCCCGATAGGAGTCGACCGTGGCAGATATTGTCCTTTCCGACATGCAGACGAAAGCCGCAGGCCAGGTCAAAAGCTGGTACCGAGGCGCCGTGCATGGCGATTTCGAAAAGTTCTACCTCGCCGGTTATGCCGGTTCCGGCAAGACATCCATCTTGCCCTATCTCATCGATCACTGCGGCCTGAACTGGCAGGATGTGACCTTCTGCGCCCCCACCGGTAAGGCGGCGAAGGTCCTCACCGGTAAGCTGCAGGGCATGTACAATGACAAGACCGTCGTTGCTAAAACGATCCATTCCCAGATTTACGTTCCGCTTAGGGCCAAGGTCGAGAAACTGCGCGACGATATTCTGTCCCTGGAGAAGTCCATCAAGGACTTGAACCGGGCACAGGAAACGAGCGGCGCGTTCGATCCGGCTGAGTTCCAGAACCGCGTGTCTCAGATGGAAGGCGAGCTGCGTCAGCTCAAGACTGACTTTGACGATGCCAACCGCCTCGCCCAGAAGAACGGCCCCTCCTTCGTCTTGAACCCGGAAAGCCCGGTCGCCAAGTCGAAGCTGATCGTGGTCGATGAAGCATCCATGGTGGGCGAAAGCCTGACCGATGACCTGTTCGCCTTCGGAGTTCCGATCCTGGCGATTGGCGATCCGGCGCAGCTGCCGCCCGTGGGTGACAACCCAGGCCTGGCAATCGGCAATCCGGACTTCTTCCTGTCGGAAATCCACCGCCAGGCGGCAGACAATCCGATCATCCGCCTATCGATGGACATCCGCGAAGGCAAGCGTCTGACACCCGGCACGAAGATGGGCGACAAGGTCCGCATCGTGCGCGGTCGCGATGACCATTGGACGGAGAACCCAGACTATGACGCCCAGGTCCTTTGCGGCACCCACAAGACCCGCTGGATTCTGACCAAGCGCATCCGGAACATGTGTGGCTACGAAGGCGCCGCGCCCCAGGAAGGTGAGCCGCTGCTGGTCTGCAAAAACTCGAAGAAGATTCCGACCCTGGTCAATGGGTCCTTTGTCGAGTGCATCACGCCTCCGGAAGACCTCTATGAGGGCGATGCATCCTTCACCATGAAGGTCCGCGACGAGACCGGCATCGACTATCAGATGCAGGTCTATCAGGGCACCTTCGAAGAGCACCAGAAGCGCCAGCGCGATGCTCACACGGCGCCGAAGTTTCAGGCGTTCGATGCAAAGCGCATGGACGAAATCCTGGACTTCGGCTGGGTCATCACGACCCACAAGAGTCAGGGATCGCAGTGGGACAATGTCGTTGTCCACGATGAGAGCGGCAAGTTCCGGGATGACGCTGACAAGTGGCTTTACACCGCCGTCACCCGTGCCGCCGACGAACTAACCGTAGTTGTTTGAGGGATCATGGAACAGAAAGTCTACCCCATTCTCACCCGCCTTGTTGGTGTCGAGACCCGCGAGTCTGATGATCGGAAGGAGATCATCATCCGTCTGGAATTCGAAGTCGACAATCCGGATGACCTCTATCAGGTCGAGGTGCGCTTTGACCCCGTCCTGATCACGAACCCCGAACAGCTTCGCCCGCTGTTCGACAAGCATCGCATCGCCATTTCGCCCAAGTGTATCGACGTTTGGGACGAAGCTGTCGCGACTTTGTTCGCCCAGCAGTGACAGAATTTCTAACATCGGAGACAGTGAAAATGACAAATATCGTCGGCCTCACCGGTTTGAAGGGCAGCGGCAAGGATACAGCCGCCAAGGTCCTCAAGGCCGCAGGTTTTGAAGAAGTGAAGATGGCGGAAGGCCTGAAGCGCATGATCCGCGCCTTCCTCTATTACCAGGGTGTCGAAAGCCTGGATGTCGAGCGGATGATTGAGGGCGACCTCAAGGAAGTCCCAACCGAATTCCTTGGCGGCAAATCCCCGCGAGAATTCATGCAGCTGCTCGGTACCGAGTTCGGTCGCAAGCTAATCAACGACGACCTCTGGGTCGACGCTTGGAAGCGCCGCACCGCGACACTCGAAAACGTCGTGACGACCGACATCCGCTTCCCGAATGAAGCCCAGGCGCTGGCGGATGCCGGTGGTGAGCTTTACCGGATCGAGCGGGACACCGACGTCAACACCTTCTCGCTGCACGAGTCGGAAAAGTACATCCCGACCCTGCCGGTGAAGGCGGTGATCGACAACCAGGGCACAATCGATGAGCTGAACCAGGAGATGATCCTGCGCTTCCTCGGCCCCATCGATCATGCCGAACTGATGGCAGCGATGGAAGCAATCACCATCCGCTATCAGATCACCATCGACATGCCGTCGCATCCGCATCAGTTCGACACCTACCATGAGACCGGTAAGAACCCGTCTCCTGCGAAGATGCTCGAAGATGAGCTGCACCTGGCGCGTTCGGTCGACAGCACTCCGTGGGCCGACTACATCATGTCCGGCGAGTTCGAGATTGAAGGGAGGGTCCTCTAATGGGATTCCTCTCCTTCCTCCGCACATTCTTCAACTTCGTCCTCAACCTCCCCACGCCAACAGGGATCACGGCAACAGTCGTAGCCGACTCCATCGCTCCCCAGTTCTTCCGTAGTCAGATGACGATGGGCACCCGCATCACGACCTTCGCGCTGCGTTACCCTCGCTTCATTCATGCCGAGCTGATGACGCACCGAGTGTTCTCGCGCAACGCTTCGAGCAGCCGAGCCATCCCGGTCATGACGATGCTGAAGGAAATCATCCTCGATCCGGCGATGCCTGTGTATTGGGGCGCCAATCAGTCAGGGATGCAGGCAAAGACAGAACTGACCGGGTGGAAGCGCCATCTCGCAATTCGCGTCTGGCGGCTCGCCAGGTACCCTGCCGTGGCTGCTGCCTTCATTGCCTACAAGATCGGCCTTCACAAGCAGATCGCTAATCGCATCTGCGAGCCTTGGGCACATATCACGGTCCTCGTTACCGCGACCGAATATCAGAACTGGTTCAACCTGCGCCTTCACGAGGATGCTCAGCCCGAAATTCGCGAACTGGCATCCAAGATGTGGAATGCGAGGGAAAAGAGCACACCAGATCGTCTTATGCCTGGTCAGTGGCACCTTCCATTCCTGCGCAACGCTGAGCGTCACCTCGACCTGGACGACAAGATCAAAATCTCGGTCGCCCGCTGTGCGCGTGTTTCGTACCTGACGCACGACAAGAAGGAACCGCAGCTTGCCCAGGACATCAAGCTCTACGAGCGCCTGGTCGGATCGGAACCTCTCCACGCCTCCCCAGCCGAGCATCAGGCTACTCCGGACAAGCTGCAGGTTGCTGAAGCACCCAACCTCCGTAGCTCCTACTCGCAACCCCACCTGCACGGCAACTTCGTCGGCTGGGTCCAATACCGCAAAACCCTGCCGAACGAATTCGCTGCAGGCTGATCAGAAGGAAACAACATGCAAATTCTCATGAAAATCTCGGACAACGTTGCCCAGGTCGAAGGCAAGGACGTCCCCGTCGTTGCGATGGATATGAAGTCCGTCGAGAGTGTCGAAGGTATGTCCGAACCGACACCCGCCATGTGGACCGCTGCCTGCGTCTACGACCTGTTCGTGACCGGCAAGCTCTTGGAGCTGACGACCGAGTTCATCGCCTCCCAGAAACAGGAAGCCGGGGGCGAAAAGACCGGTGACTGATTCCAAAACGATGCCAACTCGGGAAAAGCTGATGGAGCTGCGAGAGTCCGGCTTCACCAGGGAGGAGATCGCCGAACAATACGGTGTGACCCTATCCCGAGTGAAGAGGTGGCTACGACAGTATGGGTTTACGAAACCGGATCGCAAGCTTGCACCAGAGCCGGTTGACCTGCCCATCACCGATCTACCTTTTCACACGGGCATGACTCTGATGGAACGGGCTAAGCTCGCTCTGGGTCGACGCCTGACTGAAGATAAGCATCGCGGCTATCTGTTGGATGGGCGCCCTGCAAACACTGAACGGATTATCGATGCGGCGCGACTGAGGCCAGTCAAGAGGGGATAGCAAAAATATAGTTGCGAGCCAAAGTGTCAAAATCTTTGACCACTTTGGACGCATTTGCTATCCTCTCAACCTCGTCGCCCATTGAGGGCCAATAAGAACAATCTGCAGAGACCGGCGTCCCGCCACCAGCGGGCGATGGATTTCTGCGCTCAATCGAAAGAACTTGAAATGAATAACGTCCTGGAAGCCGCGAAAGGCTCTATCCGCTCTCAGATCGTGGAGCGCCGCACCTACCTCCGTCCGCTCAATGAGGATGGGACCACATTTGAGACCTTCGAGCAGTCGGTCGACCGCATGATCGACCATCAGCGCTGGCTCTGGGAACGTGCCAAGGCTGGCATGCACAAGGACCCGAAGACCGATATCTGGGACCTGGAAGCGCTCGATGCCAAGCAGGAAGAAGAGCTGGAAGAACTGCGCCTCCTTCTCCTGCAGCGCAAGGTCACACTCGCCGGTCGCACCCGCTGGCTGGGCGGCACGGACGTCGCCAAGAGCCGCGAGTCCTCCATGTTCAACTGCTCCTTCCTGGAAGTCCGCTCCGTCTATGACGTGGTCGACGTCCTCTGGCTGTTGCTCCAGGGCTGCGGCGTTGGCTTCCGTCCGATTGTCGGCGTCCTGAACGGCTTCAACAACAAGATCGAGAACGTCGAGATCGTTCGCTCGACCCGCACCTCGAAGGGTGGGCGCGAAAAGAACAAGGAGACGTTCAACAAGAAGACCGGCACCTGGACGATCAAGGTCGGCGACAGCGCCGAGGCCTGGGCGAAGTCCATCGGCAAGCTCCTCGCCGGTAAGAAGCCCGCCAAGAAGCTCGTGCTCGACTTCTCCGAAATCCGCCCTGCCGGTGAGCGCCTGAAGGGTTACGGCTGGATCAGCTCCGGCGACGAACAGATCGCGATTGCCTTCGAAGCCATCGCCCGCATCATGTCCAATGCTGCCGGTCGCCTCCTGACCCGCATTGAAATCCTCGACATCGTCAACTGGCTCGGCACCGTTCTTTCCTCGCGCCGTTCTGCCGAAATCTGCCTGATGGCTGTGGGTGAGCCTGAGTGGGAGCAGTTTGCCGCCGCCAAGAGCGAGTGGTGGGACTTCTATAACGCCGAGGGCGAGAAGTTCGAAGTTCCGGAAGGACTCAACATCTTCAGCGCCACAGACAAGCCGATCATCAAGCGGATGGCGGAAAGCGTTGGCTATTTCGACCGCGCCCAGCGTCAGCAGTCCAACAACACTCTGATGTTCTACCATCGCCCTGACTACTGGGAAGTCCGCAACATCTTCGACATGATGGTCAAGGCCGGTGGCTCTGAGCCTGGGTTCTCGAACGCTGTCGAAGCTCTGCGCCGCGCTCCTTGGTTCAAGGGTGGTAACCCCTGCTACGAAATTCTGCTGGGCGACCGCTCATTCTGCAACCTGGTTGAAACTGTCCTCTTCCGCTTCAATGGAGACCTCGCCGGTCTTCTCCGTGCTCACTACCTGGTCGCCCGTGCGAACTATCGCCAGACCTGCGTGTGGCTCGATGACGGCATCCTTCAGCGCGGCTGGCATGAGTTGAACGAATTCCTGCGCCTGTGCGGCGTTGGTGTGACCGGCGTCGTGTCCTGGGACCTGCAGAAGGACGCACAGGCCTGGCGTGACCTGCGTGACGCAGCCCAGACCGGTGCCCATGCCCAGGCTGACGAGCTGGGTATGCCTCGTGCCAAGGCTGTGACGACCATCAAGCCGTCCGGCACACAGTCGAAGACACTCAGCCTGCAGGGTCAGGAAGTGCCGGAGGGCATTCACTCGCCGCTCGGTCGCTTCATCTTCAACAACGTCGGCATGTCGGCGCACGATCCTCTCGTCCCGATGCTGAAGAAGGCGAACTATCACGTCTTCCCGAAGCCGAACGATCCGTCGAGTGTCCTGGTCCAGATTCCGGTCGAGTATTCGAACATCGAGTTCTCGAAGGTCACCCGCACTCTGAAGCGCCAGGAGAACGTCTACACCGGCCATGGCGATTTCGAAGTCCGCGAGTACGAGGAACAGGTCGAAGTTGAGGTGAACCTTGAGAGCGCCGTCGACCAGCTCAACCGCTACAAGCTCGTCATGGAGAACTACGTCGACCACAACTGCTCGATCACGGTTTCTTATGACCCATCGGAAGTGCCCGCCATTATCGATTGGTTCATGAATAACTGGGATAGTTTCGTCGGCGTGTCCTTCCTTTACCGGAACGCCCCATCGAAGACTGCGGAAGACCTGGGTTATGCGTATCTTCCGCAGGCTGTCGTTGATGAGCAGACGTACCGCGAGTACGAAGCTCAGCTTCTCCCCATCGACTGGACCGGCACTGAGACCGAGCTTGCAGTCGAGAATGCAGGGGAAGAGTGCATCGGCGCTTGCCCGGTGCGCTGATGGCATCCGTCCGGATCATCACACAGCCAGCTTGCCCCTTCTGCGAGCTGGCAGTCGACCTCCTCACCAAACTTGGTGTGGAGGTGGACAAAACCGTTCTGAAGACGCCTGCTGAGAAAGAGGCGTTCAAGAAGCATCATGAAACCGTCCCGCAAATCTGGATCGGCAAGACCCACATCGGTGGGTATGATCATCTCAAAGCATTCCTGAAAGGAAAACTCCTTGACGCTGCCAGTTAAGAAGCTGTCGCCGACCGCGACAATCCCCACCCGAGGTTCCGCCCAGGCGGCGGGTCTCGATCTCTACCTGGACCAGGATGAGCTGATCCTTCACTCCGGTCGCCGGGAGGCAGCGAGCACCGGCATCGCTGTCGCGATCCCTGAGGGATACTATGGGCGCGTGGCACCCAGGTCTGGGCTTTCTGCCAAGCAGGGCATCGACGTACTCGCTGGTGTCATCGATTCCGACTATCGGGGTGAGATCAAGGTCTTGCTTTTGAATACGGATCGCATCACCCACGTCTTCCGTCGCGGCGACAGAATTGCTCAACTCATTCTGGAGCAAATTAAATTGGACGACCCCATTGAGGTGGCTGAGCTTCCCGACACCAATCGTGGAGACGCGGGCTTCGGGTCTACCGGTCAGTAAACCTGACGACAACCGCTCACAACCAACTCACATCTTAACCATATTTAGCGTCCGGTGACACATTTTCTGTCTCATCGGCGCTATTTTCAGTTGTGTTCGGCCTTCGTTCACTTGCGCGAGGTCATGAATTCTGTCTTTAGTCGCGTTGTATGGCGCTGCCAAGGGGAATTGGGACTTCGTTAAACACCCCGATGGAGGGCATAGGGAAAAGGAGTCGAACATGAGCAATGAACAGAATCCGATAGTAGCCGGAATTAAAGACCGCATCAAAGAAGCTCGCGAGAAGCAGCAGCTGACGCAGAGCGCCTTGGCAAAGCATCTCTCGATCAGCCGCACCGCTATTACTCAGTGGGAAGCGGGCCTGACCTTTCCGTCTTACGAAAAGACCATGGAAATGGCGAAACTACTCTACGTTCGCCCTGAGTGGATCGCTTTTGGTGTGACCACTCCGGTCGAGTATCGTGTGCCTACCGATTCGGTCAAGGTCGACATTGTTGACTTCGGCACGGATGCAAATGAGCGCCGGGTGGTTGGTACCCACTATCTATCCACAGAGTTCGTCAAGGACACTCTGCGGGCGACTGAGCTGGACAAGCTCTTCATCTACCACATCGAGTCTGAGACGTTCGCACCGCGCTTCCAGCCTCGTGATCACCTGGTGGTCGACGGGAGTGTGACGAAGGCGACCGGCGAAGGCATGTACCTCATCTGGAACGGTCTGTCGGCACAGGTCGTCAACATCCAGGCGAACTACGCAGAGCCGGGTACCGTCGTCGTCCGAACCACGGATCGGGCAGGCGAAGCTGGCAACACTGTAGAAGCTGCCAAGCTCATCGTGCTTGGTAGGATCAAGGGCCGGATCGGCGCCGCGTTATAA